CAATAGTAAGACCGACAGCGGTCTGGTTAGCAGTGGAGTCAACTCTTCCGTATAAAGACATTGTTTCTCCGACGTTGTATTCCGTATACTTATTTATAAAAAAAGGGGCTTACGCCCCTTAAATTATTCTCCTTCTCTAGTGACAAGTGCTGCCTTCACTGCTTCAAGCAGTTTATCATCAGCAGTTGTCTTTGTAAGTTTGACTGCTTTCTCTAAAACGAGGATACAAATATCTACAAGTTTTTCACCGAGTTCTGCATCGTCAGGAATCTTAGAGACTGCATCTGCTACAATTTTTTTAGCAAATGGAAGTAAAAATGCCAACATAATTTTGTCCTATAAAGGGGGTCTAATCTATATATGCTCTTACGAACCGAGACCGCGACCCTTTTTATAGTTATCCTCACCACCATAGCGAGCCATGGTATCAGCATAAGATTGCGTGTTTTTGAAACCTGCTTTCTTTGCTTTATCCGCTTGTGCTTTTTTATTATCTGCCATCTTTTTGTACTTTCCAGTACCAACGTCAGACTTAACACCCTTGACTTGTTTCTTACCTTGTGGATTGATTGGTTTCTTTCTGGAAGACATAAGTCCACCAGACTTAACCAAGTCCTTACGAACTGCTGCCATAGCAGAACCTTTCATGGTGCCACCTTTTTTGGATTCATTACCAGTCTGAGGATCCTTACCAGTCTCCTTAGCGTAACGAGTGCGTTCGTTGAATTGTGAGAATGTCAGCAGAGTCGAAGTTTCTTCTTGATCGATGCTTTGATCGCTTTTTTCTGAAACTTCTTCTTGACTGACATAGGCTTGTTCCTCCATAGGATTGTTTGATTTATTTTTTGCACTGCAAGCAGGGCATGGTTTTCCATCTACCTTGCCTGTACCTCTACAGACAGGGCAGATAGATTTTTGTGCAGGAGTTTTTTCATCACACTTACACACGGCATCACCCGTTTTGGCACAGGTGCCCTTCTTCTCCATCACATCTTTTAGTTTAGGATTGATGGTAACTTTAGTTTTCTTTTCATATAATGCTTTAAAACTCAGCATATCAACCCCCGTAATTAGAGCGTGCTTTGATGTCTGCCATCTTACTGAAACGCTCTTTCTCTTTCTGACGAGAGATTGCGCTTACAATCTTGCCAGACTTGTCCTGTGCCTTAGAACCTTCCTTAGTATTCATTCCTTTACTAAGTGCTTCACGACTCAAGTTACCTGCTCTACGATACATCGCAGTTTCTTTCTTCTTATCAATTTCTTTGTAACCTTCTTCGATTACACTTTCAATCTCTTGAATAGAGAAGAGACCAGACTCATAGAGATGAGCAATCCTATCATAATCTTCACCCAGACGCGAAGCAAGTTTACCACTACCGCTGGATACTGCACGAGCAGTCTTACCAACTGCTTTCTTCAGACCTTTCTTAACTGCACTACCGATTCTTCTGAGAAGACCAGGACCTTTTTTCTTAGCAGGAGCACTGCTAGAAGATTCCCCGCCACCACCAGAGGAAGAACTGCTGCTAGACGAAGTGCCTCTGGTTTTCGCCAACAGTGCATCTAACTTACCACCTGTGCCATCATCGCTAGAGGAAGACTTGGGTGCTTCTTTCTTCTTCTCAGGGCGAGACATTGCTGCTCGCTTCTGCTTGATTCGTGCTGCTTGGAATTCACCAACTGCCTTACCAGCATTTGAAGCAACAGATTTACCTGCTGCTTTGATACCCTTCTTAGCAGCACTACCTGCTGCCTTTGCACCTGCCTTGAGTTTAGAACCCGCTGCTTTAGCAGCAGACTTCATACGCTCAACACGGGAAGGACGATTTGCTTTTGCTGCTGCCTTAGAAGATTTAACAGCAGAGTCATAATACTTGTCACTTACCTCAGCAAGCATCTCAACTTCTTCAAGTGCCTCACAGATTTCAAGGAGATCATCCTCATCCTCAGCAAGTTCCTGAATCATTTCTACAAAGAAATCGATCAACTCTTCATCAGTTGCTTCATCGATTTCATCCATGTCAGCAATCTCTTCATCAGTGAAGTAGAATGCTTCCTTCTTCATCTTTTTCTTTTTGCCATAACCCTCACCAAGAACCTCAGCATTCTTGTCGTAGTTGTCGAAGTGCTCATGCGCTTCAGCAATCAAGATTTCTAATTCTTCGACAGGAACGTTCTCAAGAATAGTTTCACCATCAGTAATATCATAATGAGTTACAGTGCCATCCTCAAGCATGGTGTGCTGCTCAGGAATAGTCTGATACTCTTTACCTTCCTTCTTCACCATCTTGGCACAAAGGTGAGTCTTCTTACCCAACGCTTTAGTGACAGTCTTACGACGATTCAGAAGATAAGAATCAGTCTTATCTTTATCACCATCATTATCAATGTCACCATCCTCTTTACCAACAGGATCTAACTTCTTTTTTTCATACATCTGCACTGTCTTCAGTGCATCCGACATATCGGGTAGGTCTCTGAGATTCATTTTACTTAGTGTCCTTGTCCTTTTTATTTATCTTCCTAATGAACTCACCAGGAGTTAATTTTCTCATGTATGTATTTAACTGATCAGTTCCTACTTCACCAGCAGGTGTCCAATCGAAACCGAACCTATCGTTCTTCTCAACCAGATCCTTTAACCATGACCTAAAAATATTATCAGACTCATCAACATAGATGACATAATTGCTACCACGACTAACAACTTTACCAAAGATCCCAGTGTTGACATTTTCTACAAATGTTCCTACTTTAAACATCTCACCAGCAAAGTATGCTTCGCGAAGACCCTGAGGATCTAATCTTGGAGCAACTTCATAGACATCATATGATGCTTCTGCAAAGTCATCAAATGATTCTTCTACTTGCATCGCTTGGCGTAGGGTTAAGTATAATGCTTCTGTATCTTTTTTAGACAGACCAGATCCTACACCGTTACTAAACGTATCAAAGTCGCCTTCAACTGCTGCTTTACGAAGTTTGGATGCAGACATACCTTCTACACCATCAGCATCAGGATCACGACCGCCAGCACTTACCACTTTGATTTCGTCGAATGTGTATAAGTCTCCATTGTACTTCTGCGCCAGTGAATTGAACTCACTAACCCTGTCACCTCCCACCACAATATTAACGTTGCTATACCCGTCAGAATCGAGGGCACTGAGAACGTCAAAAATGGTACGCATGTCGCCATTATCAACAATCGCGTTGGCGTGATCGGGGAACGACATTCGCATGTATTTAATTTTTGTCCCTGCGTCGATGGGATTCTTTTTAGGATCCTCCGACCTTGAGGGGTATATTCTATACTCTCCTCCACTTGTTTTTGCCTCTCTTGCTACTTTTGTTAGAAGCTTCTCGTGGCCAGCAGTAGGTGGATTAAATCTTCCAAATGTAATAGATATTGAGCCTTGATCGACCTTACCTTCGCCGCTTCCAGTTTCTTCTCCTCCATTCTGTTGCTGCGGGGTAATGTCTTGACCAGGTTGTAGTTTTACTAATTTTCCATCCTTACTCATATGAGTTACGTTGCCCGAAGCGTCGGCATAACGTCCGTAACCAATATGCTTAAGTTTTAATGTTTGAGCAGCTTTTGCTGCAAATGACTTTTCGGCTTCAGTTAGGAAAGCACTGAACTTTTTCATTCTACCAATTTTTACTAAGATTAAAGTTTGCTTTACTAAAAGACAGTCGATCTACAATTTTGTAGGGATTGTTTGAAACGGTCACGAACCCTTCATGTCCAGAAGGTTCACCATCGATGTAACATTCAACTGTTCCATTAACAACAATCGCATCGAGTAGACGCTGTTTCAGTTGGAAGATCATGTGCCACACCTTAAAGGTTGCCACGTTAACCTCTTCCTTATATTTATCATCTAAAGTAGTGAACAATATCTCAGCAGATGGAACCTTGACACCGCCACGAATAAACTTATTGATGTGCTTCATTATATATGGACGTGCTTTGACACTAGGAACCTTGCACATAGACAACTGATACATGAATTGTACCATGTTGAACGGTAGTCTTTTCTTCACACATGCATGTGCCTCTTCATATCCTACAAAGTGAGTGCCCAGTGCAGACAGTAGATTGACGCCGCCAGTCCCAACAGCAGTCGGAGAAACTTCGGTATAAGAAGTGTGTGGAGCAAGGATAATATCGCGACGAGTTTTACTGGGGAAGCGATACTCCAGAGTATTAGGGCAATAAACAGAACCTCCGCCGACACCGATGAAGTCAGCTTGGACAATTCCACTGAGGTGAGGAAGATGACGAAGGCATAAGCGAAGAATGTCCGCAACGTTGCCTTTGTAATGCTTGTCAATATCTTCCTGCGAATAACAGATCTTGACTTTGACTTTGTTGAAAACGGATTTGGTTCCGACGAAAAACTTGCCATTCTCAGGATTGGTTCCGAACACAATAGCAGGAGCACCGTCCCACTTGACACTCAGTTTAGGTTTATTAATAGCAGACCACACAGCACTCAACGCTTCCTTGCGACCAGTGAAGATCAGATCTTCAAGGTGCTCCAAGTGTTTGTTAGGCAAGGTTCCCTCTGTTTCTATACCATTATTATAGCACGCTAGGGTCGAGTCGCACATGATTTTGGACAGTTCTTAAAGTGTCACTCCATCTTCATGTATGGAGCGGAGTATTGAGACTGACTAGACGCATACAAGAACAGATCCTCCATGACCTGATTCTGTTTAGCGGGTTGCAGTTTTTCAATTATACTCAACAACTGCACAACTTGCAACTTAGAATATCTCCACTTGTTACTTTTTGATTTAATCAGCATCAAATGGTCCTTTGTCTTACCCTTTAATGCACCAAGTTCAATCATACCCTTCGCAATTTGAGTAGCAACAGCGTCATCATTCCTCTTAGCATCTGCTGCTGCGTTTGCTTTAACTTGTGTCACTCCATGATTTCTAAGAATCAAATTGATAGGTCCATATGAAATCTTTCCTTGGTTTGCAGATGCACCTTTTACTTCACCCTGCCAACCAGTCAATGAAGTCTCACCACCAAAACTTCTAAATTGAATTTTTGCTGCTGTAGTACCATTTACCTTTACTTTTAAATATCCATCCATTGATGTTTCACTTAATTCATAACCATCATACTTAACTGTTGGTGCAGTTCCAGATTGATTCATTGGTTTCAATCGTGCCTGTCCTGTAATCTTTTTCAAAGACACTCCAATAAGTTTACCATCTTCAAGTTCTCTCTGCATACATGCATTCAAACCAAGAATAGTTTTTTCTTGTGCAAGACATCCAATGTCAAAATCTTTACGAACAAGATAGATGTCAGCAGGAGACCACTTATTCAAGTCCATCCTAACACCTTCTAATCTTTTAATTCTTTTAAAGTGTCCTTCTATTTGATTTACTACAGGCGAACCTCTATGGAATGTATAGTTTCCACCACTATATTTTTCATAAAGTTTCTTCGCACCTGATAAGCATGAATTAATCCAATCGTCTGGTAAATCATTACACATTGCCTCATACTTTTCATCAGTAAGAGTCTTAGTTTTTACATCTCTATCATTAAAGTTTTCACAAGTAACATCTGCGTTTGATATTTTACCTCTCTTCTTCCATGCCATAGCGGCATACATGCACTGTGCAGATTCCGATAACTTAGTTAGTGCTGCACCTGCACCAGATCCTCCTCCACCACCTTTCTTCTTATAAATTAAACGAATTTTGTACTTCCCTTCACTATCATCAATAGGAATTTCAGTAACAGCAAAAGAGGACTCGGACTTGACAACTGTAGTGTCAAACCGAACCCTCTTCTGTTTTAATTGTTCGTGTATCTTACCCTGAACTTCAGCACGTTCCGCAGTAATGACACGCATTTTTTGCATCGTCTTACTTTCCTGAACTTGATCTACTTCAATATCTTGAAGGACTTCATTCAGAACAAGGAATACATTAGAAGGAGAGTTAGACATTACCCTTTCTGATTATTTATGAAGGGACTTCCATACTGCTTCAATGTGCATATTTCCATGAAAGTATCCAGCAACAATAACACTAAGAGTCGCTGCTATCACCCCCAGAAACATCAGACTCGGAACTATTGGGTTCTTCGGTAATGTCGGATTCAACAATGAATCGTCGGGTTCTGTTTCCTCTGGAATCGAGGGTTTCGGTTTGATACCATTTTCCATCAAGGAGTTCCGCTAGACTGTCCAGTAGATTCTTCGCTATCGACAGGTTCGCGAACCGTTTCCAGTTTTGATTTGAGGTGGTGGGCGAGTCGTTCTGGGTCATCGTTAATAGAAGGAGCGAATGTTTCTCGTGATCTGTTTTTGATTACAATAAATGCATCTTTACTATACTTACGGGTGCCTTTCTTAGGTGCCCACTTAGTGCCTGCACCATCAATCGCATAGACTGACGAACCAGCAATCTCAATGTGAATATCATCATTAGTATCCCATCCAAGTGTCTGAATGGTTTCCCAGAGATCTTCCTGAGTAAACTTCATACGTCTCCTTCTTTACGGTTTTCAGAAAAATGTACATCAAAGGCACCATCGGGATATCGTGCTGCAAGTTTCTCAACATTCATCTCAATGATTTCATCGAGAGAAACACCAAGACCCATACATGCTTGAGCAACATACCACATGACATCACCGAGTTCACGTTTCAGGTGAAACAGGTTTTCTTCAGTAGGTTCTTTGCCTTGAAAAACAATCTTCTTTACAACTTCAGTAAACTCACCTGCCTCAGCACACATGCCTACAGAAGCAGTAAGCAGTCGCTCGGAAGGAAAGTCTTTGTTTTTGAGGTATTCAAGACGCTCAAAGAATACACTATTCTCTTTGCTTTCTTGCGAGGTGACGGCATTAACAAATTCCAGATACTTTTGGGGGTCAATCATACTTTAGTTCTTGAAATGATTTCTTTTGGTTGAATTTTTTGACAATATCAATCTGCTGTTCAGGTTGACCAGAATCTACTAGATCATCTTGTGCAGAATCCTCTACATCATACAACCTCATCTTCGCTCTGTCAATACCCACACAGAATCTCTTATAAGAAGTTAGATCGTTGTAACGATTCTTGAGTTGCTTGACCATGATCTGATTCATGCCCTCAAGCTCCTCCGTGCTAATAAGGGCAAACATAAGATCAGCAGTAGCAGGGAGACCAAAGGATTCAGAAGTGTC